GGGCGCGTCCCGCTCTCCCTTCTCGTCTTCAAGCTCATCCGTTCCGGCGAAGAGGCCGCCGCGCAAGCGCTCCAAGAGTTGCCATTGCCGTTCCAGTGCCGCCGCGTGTGGTGGTTGCTGTCCGGCAACAAGCTGGTCTTGGAGGTGCTATAATGGCTACCTACCGCACGATCCGCATGGCGTTCTGGTCCGATCCCTACATCGAAACCCTGAGCGCGTCCGAAAAGCTCCTTTACCTCTATCTGTTCTCCTGCCCCCACACCAACAACCTCGGGCTGCTGGCGGTGTCGCGCCGTCGCATGGCCTACGACACCGGGCTGACGGAAGAGGCGGTCGACGCCGCCCTTGCCGCGTTCGAGCGCGACGGCAAGATCGCCACGGAAGGCGACGCCGTGTGGGTCTGCCACTTCATCCGCCACCAGTGCAGCACCAGCCCCAAAATCCTCGTCTCGCTCCGTTCCCTGTTCCCCGCGGTCGAGTCCGCGAAAATCCGCAAGGCGATCCTTGCCCTCTATCCCCACCTGCTCGGGGCCGCGCCGTGCCCCGCCGATAGGGTATCGGTAGGCTCTCGGGAATCGGAACAGGAAAGGGAAAAAGAAGATCAGATCGGGACGGACGGATTTTTTGTCCCTGTGGAGATGCTGGAAGACCTGCAGCGCGACTTCCCGGACGTTGACGTACAGGCCGAGATAACCCGCATCCGTAAGTGGCAAGCCGAAAAGCGCACGCCGATCCGCAACGTCTGGCGGTTCCTGCGGACGTGGCTTTCCAATGCGGAGACGGGGAAGCGTCCCGGCCCGGAACAGAGGGCGGAAAAGCCCGTGCCCGTTGCCGTCCCGCAGCCCCGTATGGAAGCCTTCCCGCCGTCGCCGGAAGCCCTCGCCGAGAACTGGGATCGCGGCCTCGCATGGTGCAGCCGCATCCTGAACCGTGGGAGGGCGGCGGCATGATCCATACATGGACGACACCCGAGCCCAGAGCCTACGCGACGCCGGAAGAGGCGGCACGCGGCCTTGAGCGGCTTCTGGACGATCTGGCGGATACGCGGGGGACATGCGTTGCGGCACTGGCGAACCTGCGGGGAGGGCTTGCGGCCCATGACCCCGCCCGCCTCGCGTTGGCGGCTGAGGCGCTTTCCGCCGTCAGCCTTGAATTGGCCTATTGTTCCGGCGACGCGGCCCGCATGGGCGCGGCCCTGACCCTGTGCGGCGAAGAGGAGGGCGGTTATGCGCAATGAAGATTTTGACCCGATCGCGGAATTGTACGAAAGCGCGGGATCGCTGCGCGAGCTGGCGGAGATGTACCGGGATGAGCGGGGCGGCTTGTCTTCCCTTCTCCTCCTGATTGCCGACAACGTGACCCGGTGCGCGGGGAAGCTGGAATGCGAAGAGAAACCTATGGAGGAAACAGCATAAAAAGGTTTGAGGCCCTACGCCCCGGCGCTTCCTGCTGACGAAAAACGGCCCCGCACCATGCCGATGCGGGGCCGTCTCCTACGCCATGCCCTCAAAGAGGAGCTGTACCTGTTTTCGTGAGTTCGTTTTCCTCAGCTTCTCCCGGATCGGTTTCGGGAGGTCAAAGGCCGAGGGCGACAGCGTGTGGCTGTAGGCCAGCGTCGAGACGAAGCTGTGCGCGCATTCCGGATTGAGGCAGACGCAGTACAGCCGTGAAAGGATATTTGAAATTTCCGTGCGGGATGAAATGGTGCAGATGTGCCCACATGCCGGACAGTAAACTCTCATGATTTCCCCCTGAATCGTTGGTAAGTATAGGGGGATTCTGCCTAACTCGCTACTGATTTTCTTCCCCTTGCGTATCCGTAAACCCGATATGCAGGGCGGGCGGCAGCGCCTCGTTGATCTCGAGCAGGACTTCCCGGATCGGCATGACCTCGTTGCGGAAATACACGGCGTCGATCTTGGTGATGTCCCCGAACCCCGTCATGTTCTGCGGGATGATCGAGGCCATCGCGGGCGGGATGCGGTGCGCGGCGATGATGTCGTCGCGGCTGATGCTCTTGATCCGTTCCAGTTCGTCCTTGGTGGAGAAGTCCCCCACGGGGACGATCTGCACGTCCTTTTCCCGTCCGTTCGGGATGTGCAGGAACATATTCCGGAAGTTGCCCACGCCCCGGGCGTTCTGTATGGCGTTCTTGATCGCGTCCTGCTGCGCCTGTTCAAGCTGCGCGCTCGAAGAGTAGAAGATATACCCGACATGCGCGCCGTTCTTGTAGTAACGCCGCCGGAAAAGGGTAGCGTCCTCGTTGAGCAGCATGGACTGGATTGCGCCGAGGTAGCCGGGCAAGCCGTAGATTGTCTGGCTCACGTCATAGTTTTTCAGGTGCAGCACCTCGCCCGGCCCGAACTCGTGGAACTGCCCGGAAGGGAGCAGGAGCCCGTATCTGTCCGGCTCCTTCATCCGGCGCATGTTGATTGCGGGCAGGTGCCGCATCCTTACCACTTCCCCGAGCCAGTTCCGCGAAAGGAGCAGATAGGCGTTGGCGAAGACCATATAGTCCGTGGCCACGGCGTGCATGTCCCGGCGTGTGAGGGCTGCGGACGCCCGGAACCCGCGCATGGCCATGTTCGTTTTGAACTCAAGGATCGGCCCGTGGTAGGCGTTGGCCCGCAAAAGCCGCGCCAGCCCCGACCACGGGACGGGCGTTGCATAGTACCGCCCGTTGTCGAGGAGCCAGACGCCCAGATACTCATACACGGCCCCGCTCAGGACGGGCTCCGGATCGCCGAAGCAGAACGCCAGCGGCGCAGGTTTCTTTTTTCCCATGTTTTCCCCTTATTGGATGAAGACGACGCAGCCGCCTTTCGGCTTGCCGATGGGCTCCGCCGCCAGCGCGTGCATGATTGCCCAGGCGACATCGGCGTGCCCCGTGGCGCTGGTGCGGGAGGCCGAGTAGGAGATCTGCCCGCTGTCCGTGACGCCCTGCCGGATGGTGAGGAAGGCGTGGGCAATGTCGTTCTGCCCCGCGTCCCACTTGAGGCGGTGCGCCTCTATGAGTTCCTTTGCCTTCAGCACGAGTTGGGTCTTGAGCTGCACGGAGTAGTTGATCGGCGTCGCCAGCGGGAAGAAGGCGCGGATCTGCTCGAACACGCCGATGCCCGGCCCGGTGACGTCGACCCCGATGTGCCGGAAGTTGTAGCGCCCGACCAATTCCCGGATGCGCTCGGCTTGCCAGATGTAGGATTTGTCGAGCCACTTGTAGCGGGCGACCACGCGGTGCTCGCCGCCCTCTTTGAGCGGCGGGGCCACGATGACGAAAGAGGCGTCGTCCCGGCTGCGCGAGGGGTCATAGCCGCCCCACACGGGGAGGTTCCCGAGCGGGCGGTCCGCCGTGGGGTTGAAGTCCGGCCATGCGTCCGTATCCGCGTAGCAGGTTTCCAGATCCGCCAGCCTGAACACGGACTGCGTGTCGTCCACGAACTCGCACAGGAACAGGTTCCGGAACTCGTCGGCGCTGTATTCGAGCTTGAGGCTTTCCAGATCGAAGAGGTCGCACCCGCCCGCGATCGCGTCCTCAAGCGTGATGACCTTCCGGTAGAAGGTGTCCGGGCAGAGTGCGCCTTTCCGCAGTTCCTTGGATGAAGGGAACGCGGCCCGTTTCGCCTTGAAGCGTTTCTGGAAGCGTTCGCCCGTCCAGAGGTCATAGGCTTGGTGCGCCACGGCGGACGGGGTGGAGAAGAGGGTCCGCCGCCATTTCTTGTGGGAGGCCATGCCGGACGCGACTTTGTACAGCTCGTTGAAACCCTGAATCCAGAAGCACTCGTCAATGTAGACATGCCCGTGGTAGCTCTGGGCGCTCTTGCTGTTGTTGCTCAGGAAGTACAGGGTAGCCTGCCCCTTCGCCGTATTGAGCACCAGCGGGTTGCCCTTCAGATCTATGTTGAACTTCTCTTTCGCCAGCGCGACGATGTATGAGCGGAATACCTCCGCCTGTGCCCGCGTAGCCGACAGGAAGATCTGGTTGTCGCCCGTGAGACAGGCATCCTCGAACGCCTCTTGCGCGAAAAACCAGGTGAAGCCGATCTGACGGCTCTTGAGGAAAAAGCGGTTCCGGTGCCGTTTCGTTTCCAACAGCTCGCGCTGGTACGGGAAAAACCGCTTGTGGAACGCCTCGGCAAAGTCGTCCTCGGTGAGCCGGGACACGTCGTTTTTCACGGCGGCTTTTTTCTTCCCCTTCCGTTCCTTCTCTCCGGACGCGCCGGGCGGGGAACCTTCCGCGCTCCTTCCCTCCTTCGCCTCTTTCTCCCTGAGCCTGAGCCTTTGCAGCCGCTCAAGCGTGCCCACCAGCGTGTCCACTTCCTTGAGGTCGCGGGGGCTCTTGTCTTCCCGCTCAAGCAAGAGCGCGAGACGGCGGGAGGCGGCTTCCTCCGCGCCTTCATGCGACAGCAGGTCATCCCAACGCCCCGAATCCGCCCAATTGTAGAGCGTCCGCACGGGGACGGACAGCATGTCCGCGATCTCGCTCACGGCATAGCGCCGCAGGTAGAGCGAGCGCGCCGCCGTCCTGATTTCATCCGGCCAGTTCTTGTTACCCATGCCCGCCAAGATACACGCCCGCCGCCGTTCCGCCATGCACGGGAAATCCTAAAAGGCCGAAATAGGACGGGCTTTTCTTGCGCGTCGGCTGGCCTCGGCTATGCTTGCCCCATGAGCAAGCTGCAAACCGAATTTGTGAAGATCGCCCAATCGGGCGCGTGCGTGGACGGGCGGGAGATCAAAGGCCAGTGGCTTCTGGACATGGCCGAGACGTACAGCCCGGGCACCTACACGGCGCTGATCTGGCCCGACCACCAGCGCTGGCAAGGGAACTTCGGGACGGTGACGGAGCTGCGCGCCGAAGAGGAGGGCGGGGTGGTGAGCCTGTTCGCCCGGCTCAACCCGAACGAACGCTACGCCTACGTCAACGAACAGCGCCAGAAACTTTTTTTCAGCATCGAAGTTGCGGAAGACTTCGCAAAAACGGGCAAGGCGTACCTCGTCGGGCTCGGCATCACCGATCAGCCAGCCAGCCTCGGCACAAGCAAAATGCAGTTTTCCGCCGAGTCCGGGGATTGCTCCGTGTTCCCCGGCGTTGAGCTGTTCGCGTGTGGCGGGGCGTTGACGCCCGAAGAGGTCGGTTTCTTCCGCAGGTTCCTTGCTCACTTCAAAACCGAACCGAAACCCGAAACCAAGGAAGAACCGATGGACAAGGAACAGTACGCCGCCCTCATGGAACGGCT